CGCACGGCATTGATGATATGCTTTTGTCAGCCAAAGCCAACGGGGTAACGCCGATATTGTGCGTTCACCAATGCCCTGAATGGTATCGGCAAACAGGCGGGGCCGATGGAAACAATGACTATGCACCAATCCCGGCAGGCGCTAAACGAGATGACCCAAAAAGTTATAAAGACTACGCCGCTTTTTTATTCCAGGTTGCCGCCCGATATGGCAGGGTGCTTCACCCTGATAACGTTCTCAAAGTTGACACAACGCCACGATGGTCGGGCGATATTCAGAATGAGAAAAAAACCGGCCTTGGATTGTTGGAATATATTGAGCCTTGGAACGAACCTGACAAATTTTGGCTAAAAGGAACGGAAGCGTATTTTGAGCCGGAAGAAACCGCGGCTATGATGTCGGCCTGTTACGATGGCCATGAAGGGGCTTTAGGGGCTGGTGTTGGAATTATAACAGCAGATCCATCCATGAAGGTCGCAATGCCAGGTATCACCGATTTCAATATGGATTACATGAATAGGATGGATGCCTGGTTTGTGAAAAATCGGAAAGACAAAAAATGGCCTTGCTCCATAATTCAGGCACATCACTACTCGAATTATGGGAACAAAAAGAACCAAATTCCTGCGCAATGGGTAAACGATGGAGCGTGTTTACCGGTCGATGATAAAAACTTTTCAAGCGTTACGGATTTTGTGGCGTTCGCAAAGTCTAAAAATCTACCATTGATTATAGGGGAGTTCGGAGCGGATAAGGTTGCGCCGTCTCAAATGCTGGCAAAAGGTGTTGGCAAAACAAACGAGCAATTCCAAAGCGAAATAATCATTGAATCAATCAAGGCGTACCGGGATGCTGGCGTAGATGGCGTTTTTGTGTTTACCGCACCGGATGATTATGGAGCCGCCGATGGTGGTCAATTTGAAACGTGTGGGATATTCTCAAACGAGGCCACCGGATACCGACCATTTATATCGGCTATAATCCTAAAGGATTATTTGGAGACACAGTTAAGCGTTCCGGCTGGCAATGGGGTTCATCCTAAAAATATACGGGCAAGTGCAGCGAAAAGGCCAAAATAGTTTCGTATCTTTGGTTAGCCAATTGGCAGCCGAGGTAGAAGATCGGTAAAGATTAACAGCGTCAAGCATAGCAGAGGCTTCTACCCTTTGCAACGTGTTTGGCGCTTTTTTATGTCATGAAAGAAATTAAGCTGACACGCGGGTATGTTGCAATTGTTGATGATGAAGACTTTGAAAAACTGTCAAAATTCAAGTGGAAAGCAGACGTAAGAAAATCTGGCCTAGTGTATGCTAAAAGGTTTGTTGAGAAAAACATAGACGGAATAAGGTATCGTCGATCTTTTTATCTTCACCGGGAAATAATGGAGGCAATTGGGAGAGGAAATCTTATAGATCATGAAAATGGATGCCCCCTTGATTGCAGGAGAGATAATCTAAGGCCATGCGATTATGCGCAAAATAATAGGAACTCTAAGGTTAAGTCCATTAGAAATGAAGGGATCAAAGGCGTTTACTTAAGGCCATCTGGCCGTTGGGCGGCTCAAATAACCTTTAACTACAAAAACATTTGCATCGGAACCTTTGATACAATTGAACTTGCCGCGCTGGCATACGATAAAATGGCTATTGAATTATTTGGCGATTTTGCAAGAACCAATTTTAAGCAAAACTAAATTTCAAGCATCCTAAAAAATAAACTTGCGCATTTCAAAAACGCCCCGTACATTTGAATCACAAACTTTTCACTGAGATTATTATACGGTACGGAGATGGCGCGCGGATAAAGATCGGCGCGCCATAATCTTTTGAATAGATCACCCTTGAATATTGGGTGCCACGATAGTAAAGAAGTTTTCTTGGGGTAAGAAGGGAGCCGTTCCGCGTAATGCGTGAGCGGCTTTTTTATGCCCACACGGCTCAAAAATGAACACTTTGTTAACGCTCAAAAATAATTGCAAATATTACGCGCAAATGTTTGGTGACGTAATAAACACGGCTTATCTTTGTCCTATCATTCACACAAGAAGTGTTATCGTTAAGAAAAGTCGAACCCGTGAACGACATAAAATAAGCGGGTTTTATGAAACGCAATATCAGCTTCACATGGTCAAATCCAGGATCGGAAATAGAGTACCACATTACCGGCGTAATTCACCCCGGCAAAGCAGGAACGCGCCAAGGTTTTGACCGCTTCGCAGAGCCGGACGAACCGGACGAGTTTCAGTTTGTCAGCGCCACAATGGTAATCGGCGGAAAAGTATTTTTTGAATCAGATTTTTCGGAAACCGAAATGGAAGAAATTGAGGCCGCCGCTTTTGAAAGTTACGACGGCGAAGATTGCGAGGACATTTTTTAACACTAACCAAAAATTTGCGACAAAATGAGTTCTGAAATTGCAAAAAGATCATTGTCGGATGACGACCTAAAAACGCTTGAATTGGCGGGCGTTATTCCCCCAAACAGCGACAAAGCACAGGTAGCAATCTTTGCCCGCCTATGCGCCGAAAAATCATTATCGCCTTTCTCAAAACAGGCGTATCTGACCCGGTACAATACCAAAGACGGCGCTAAGTACACGGTGATAGTTGGCATTGATGGTTACCGCTCCCTTGCATCTCGCACCGGGCTGCACGCTGGAACCGATGATGTTCGATTCAATCTTGATCGTGAAGGCGGCTACAAAACCGCCGCTGAATTATTGGCCAACCGACAACTACCAACCACGGCAACGGTGACCATCTACAAGGTTGTATCTGGTAAAAGTTGCGCGTTCACTCACACATGCGTATTTGCTGAATTTTCGACAGGTCAGCAGAAATGGCAAACGATGCCTTTCCAAATGATCGCCAAATGTGCGGAAGGCTTTGCGTTGAAAAAAGGTTTTCCTGATGAACTTGCGGGCGTTCACATCGAAGAAGAAATGGGCGCGTTTGAGGATAAGCAGGTATCTGCAAGACCTGTTACCGCCCCGCATGTAGATACTACGGTGGTGATGACAGAAGAAGAATCTACGGAATTGGCAGAAAAACTCGCCGACCTAACCGACCAAATAGCAGCGATGGACACAAAACAGGCGCTTGACTACTGGCGACAATTCAAGGCGTCCGAACTTATTAAGCGCAAAGAGTTTATTATCATGGTGGTGACGGGCGTGTGTTCCAAACTTTCTGACGTTGACGCGCTTAGTACTTTCTGGAAAGTCGAAATTCCAGCGACCTGGAAAGCGTCACCTGAAATAAAAGCAATCTTCACTGAACGCCGTTTGGCGCTCGAAACCGCCGCAAAAAATGGATGAGCAAAACCCATACCTGCTATTTGACGACGAAGGCTACATTGAGCCAAAGCAGGAAGAAAAAGACGCTCTTATTGATAAATTACAGTCGGGCGACTTTTCACTGTCTTACTCAAGTCTTAGCGCGTTTTCCGTGTCGCCTCGCGCGTTCATTGCGTACAAGCTAAAAGAACGCGCTACCACCAAAGCTATGATCTTAGGAGAGGCGGTACACTGCAAAGTGTTGGAGCCGGACACGTTCGCAGACCGCTACTACATAGCGCCAACGGTGAACGCGGCTACAAGCGAAGGGAAAAATACATGGGCGGCAATCTACATGGACTTAACGGGCGACACGTTGCCACAAAACAAAGTTGGTAACTACGTTATTCCAAAAATTGATGACCTGATAGCGGCGGTAAAGCTGCACACAATGAAGGTCAGCGAATCAGGCCACGTCCTGCACCCGGGCATTACAATCTTGCCCGGTGCCGTAAACGATGCCGCCGAAATGCGGGCGAGAATGTTGATTAAAAACCGGGCTACCCGGTGGGTTATTGACCAAATTACGGAAGTGGAACACCCTATTTCGTTCGACTTTTGTGGGATAAAATTCAAAGGGCGCGTTGACGGTTTTGGTCGTAATATGATTTGCGATATTAAAAACATGCCAGACGCTACGCTAAAGGCCGCAAAGTACACGATCATTGGCCGAAAAATGTACTGGCAGGCATTCTGCTACGATACGGCTTTGGGGTACGGTCACGACTGCTACATTTTGGCGGTAGATGGCAACGGCGAAACGTCGGCGCATTTGTTCGACAAAAGCCACCTTGAAAAATCAGCGATTGAAATGGGCGAATACTGCGAACAGTTCAAAGCGTTGATTGAGGAAAGTTTTTTAGACCGTAGTGTGTGGGATCAATCGCAGGACTTTTGGCTACGATCAGAATACAATCCACAGGGCATTAACGTCCTGAAATGACATAGCGAACCCGGCTTTGGGAGGTGTTGCGCCTTTGACCTTAACAGGCGCTTTTTTATAACTCAAAACACATCCGAATATGGCACGAACGCCTAAGCAGATCGCGCAACACGCGCAAATAATAACAGATCGTATTATTTCCGACCTGTATGATTACATCGAAAAATACGAAATCGACAAATCAGCACTCGCCAGTAAATTGGGCGTTTCGCGCGCATCGATCAGCACCAGGCTTTCAAAAACGGGAGAGCCAAAACTGTCGAACCTTATCAAAATTGTCGCAGCAATTGAGGATCTAACAGGAACAAGATTTGAAACACCAACCTTAACCCGTGAAAAAGGCGCGTCAAACGCAAAATTCAATGGGGCGGTAAAAAATGAAGACAAATGAAACTCGAAAACGCTAAAATAACATTCCTTGTCAGCACGGAAGGCACCACGATTGAACTGCGAGACTCAACCGCAGGCGTGTGCTTCGCGAAGGTTACGCTGACACCAGAACAACTAAGCTCAATGCTTTCAAGGCTGTCAAACACAGAATGCGAATGTGAGGTTTTTGGACTTGACAAGGTTGGCAAAACACAGGAACGGAAGGACTTTGTGTTTGAAATTGAAGAAACCATGCGAAGCAGTGAAAAAAGCAAATACCTATTTGCAAAAGCTACGGATGTTCTTATTTCGTCAGGAATGGAAGATTGGAAGTCGGATTCATATTTTGGAAGCAAGGATAGTTTTTTCTCAAAAGATGGAAATCATTACGCAAGAACCACAATCCGCAGATGGGTATGAAAACAGCCGTAACTACCACCTCAATCGCCGCGTTCCACGACAACGCCGCCTTAATCGCCTCACAGCGCGAATCGGTAGCCCTGTTCATCCTTTCAGAAACAAAAGCAGGCCATTGGACATGGATACGCAAAGTGTCTGAAAATGCTGATAAAATTGGCTTCCCTGGACTTGCGCAGCTATCAAGCGCAAGCCGGGCAATGAACGAGTTGAAGGGTTGCGACGTAATTATCAATGGAACTGCCTACGTGATGCACCGGGGCGCGTCGTTTGTTCCAAAGGGCGGGCGATGCAAAATTGAGCCGTGGGCGCTGGTTCTGAAAGGATGGCGGTTATGAAGTACAAACTTCGCCCATATCAGGAACGCCTGGTGCAAGATGTTTTTCGCCATTGGTCATCAGGACAAAAACGGGTATTGATGCAAAGCGGCACCGGCACTGGCAAAACGGTAGTGTTCAATCACATTGTTTCCTTGGCAGAAAAAAAAGGCAAACGGGTGCTTATTATCGCAGACCGCCGGGAATTAATCATGCAAGCCTGGCAGCGCCTTTGGGATGCGCACGGTATCCATGCCGGTATTGTAATGTCAGGCCAACCACCAGCGTACCAACTACCCGTACAAATCGCCTCAATTCAAACGCTTAACCGTAGAAGTTTCCCGCCCGACATTGACCTGGTGATAATTGATGAATGTCGCGGTAGCGTGTCACCGTCTTACGCGCCGATTTTTGAGTACTACCGTGACGCTCATTTTTTGGGAGTTGACGCTACGCCAATCCGAACGTCCGGGTTTGGATTCGATCATTTGTACAATGAATTGGTGATAGGTGCATCAATCAAGGATATGGAGGATATTGGCGCGCTAGTTCCTGCTAAATTGAAAGTTAACCCAATCAATCAATCAGCACTTGACAAGCTGGACAAATTGGGTGGGGACTACAACGAAAAGCAGCTTGCAAAATTAATGAGTGATGACCGGATAACCGCCGACCTGGTGGCCTCGAAATTGAAATGGGCAAACGGCCTAAAAACCATCGTGTTTGCGGTCAACATTGAACACTCAAAGGCCATTATTGAACAGTACCGTAAATCCGGGATTGTGGCGATGCATGTTGATGGTGAAATGAGCCTTGAGGATAGGGCAAAGATTTTCAAGGACTTCAAAAACGGGCGAACGGAAGTGCTTTGTAACGTCGGAATAGCAACATACGGATTTGACGAGCCGACAATTATGGCCGTTCAACTTGCGAGACCTACAAAAAGCCTGGCATTGTACCTGCAAATGATTGGGAGAGGTGCAAGGCCGTGTCCTGAAATCGGAAAGACGTGCTACATACTGCTAGATCACGCGAATTGCCGGATAGAACACGGCGCTCCAAACGCAGACCGAAAATGGAGCCTAAAGGGTAAAGAAAAAACCAAAGCCAAACCGCGTCAATTCAAAGTGATGATCGACGGCGTTGAAAAGATCATGCCAGCGAGGGAGTTTCCCGCCGAAATGGAGGGTGTGGAACTTGAAGAAGTAGACGACGCAACACTTGAGTTTTGGTCTAATTGCCGGACTTTTGACGAAATCCACAAAAGATTAATGCGAAGCGAGGCAAAACCGATTATGTCATATCTTCGCTTTGTGAGCAAGCACCGTGAAAAGTGTAATATCGAAACGCTGACCTACATTGAGCGAAAACTAGGATTTAAACCTGGCTTTGCGCAGATTAGGTATAGGCAGCTTAATGAGCAGTAAAATATTTTCAAATATTACGCTAAAAGTGCGTGTCAAATTTGGCGGTATCAAAACAGCGCCTTACATTTGACCCGTCAAACAGTTGACCGCCGGGCGTGGAACCTCGGTGTATTAGTGCCGCACACACGGCGAACAAAGAAACTAATTTTTTCAGCAGCCCTTTAAAGGTTGCTTTCGAGAAACGGGTGTGTGCCTGTTGCCGCCGCCGGGCGCTCGAAAGCAGTTTTTAAGGGGCTTTTTATTTGCTCAAAAATCATGGTAAATACATGGGTTGAAATCACTGAAACAACACCTATCCCAAAGCAAGTAAATGAGTTTTTGGTTCGGAACGACAATCAGGGCGGAACCTTAAAGCTCGTTTGTTGGAATCCAATACACGGACACTTCCAGACGAAGGGGGGGCCGTTGTTAAATTCAAATATCGGAACGCACTTTTTCATAATTGGATTATGAACATCATACGAGATCCTAACCAAGCAGGAATGTCCACCCATGCAATACAAATGGTGCCACTTTTAACCCATTGGGGTATTCGCCGGTGCAATATCGCAGGCTGCAAAGAATCGCCGACGACCATCGTTTCCGCCATCCCTGATTGTCCAACATTTGGAATGTGCGAAGGCCATTTTCAGGAAGCCATAAACACGGCAGGCAACTACAAATTAAACCTTGAATTTTAACATCTATGTCAGGAAAGATACACCGCCGAAAAAAAAGCAGTGATTTTGTCACGCTTGATACTCATTGCAGCCGAAACAAAAATTTACGTTGGGCATCAAAAGGATTGCACACTTACCTTTTTCAACTACCTGATGACTGGCAGATAAACATTGCAGACCTTGAAAATAGAAGTGAAGATGGCCGGGAATCTACAACGTCTGCAATGAACGCCCTGATTAATGCCGGGTATGTGGTGAGGGAGCGAAAGCACGATGATAAAGGCAGGTTTGAGGGGTATGATTATTTTGTTTTTGAACGCCCTGAACACGCCATTGAGTGGTTAACCGTAAACGGGAAATCCGTAAACGGGTTAACCGTTTACGGGAAAACGGCAACTAGTAAAGTATTAAGTTACTCTAAAAAGAGTAACAGTAAAAATGAAGGGAGGGGGAATGAAGAAAAAAACGCCCCCTCCCCCCCCAAAGACTTCGATGAAATGATACAACGGGTAAACGCCGAAGTGTCAACCATCGAAGCAGAAAAAGAAAAAATCTCCCCAGTTCCGGCGGCCCCCTCTTTTTCGGGTTCCGATATTTCAGATGAAGCCGACGAATTGAAAAACGGTGTTGTCAGACGCGACGGCCCAAACTACGAACCTACAGACTTCGACTTTTATTCAAAAGTTCCGCTTTCCGATATGCTGGAAGATGCCCCCGTAATGCTTGTTCAATCCTTTGACGGGCAAACACTACCCGGCGCACTGGTTACGACCGTAGAGGCGCTAAATTTTGAGCATACGACCCGCGAAACAGCAGCAACCGCGTCAATTTTGAAAGCAACAGGCCGCGAAATTGTATGTGAAACAGCGGACGACGCTAACGACCTGATAACCGCATGGGCCGAACGCAATATGGCAACCATTGAAAACTGGTACAACAGGTCAAGGCGGGTGATAAGCGTCGTTGATCTTCAAAACATAATCACTAAGTTTTGCGGAACATACGCTAATCATTCAGATTCAGGCAAACGCCTACGCTTTCTTGCAGACCCGGTGCTATTTTTCAGAAACCAGTGCTCCGGGTGGTTGATCGATCAAAATAAGTTTGACAGGGATCAAGCGGCGAAACCAAACACCGGGAAATTCCAGCAGCAGGATAACGCCGCCGCGTATGTTGCACCCAAGGCTGTACGGCCTGTTCAAACCTTCTACGAATGATCCCGGCAGTTAGAATACTACTTTCAAGATTGCGCGAAGTAGGACAGCAATTTGGAACGCTATCGGATCAAACATTGATAGCGGCAGCGTTCAATAGCAACCCTGAAATAATATCCACGCCGATAAGCGAACACGACATTTCACTTTTTCGCAGGGTAGTTGAAACCGGAATAGTTAACCATATTTGGTTTATCCCTCCACGAGGATACCGGGTACTTGGTTTCTTGATTGCCTTGCGAGATTACCAGCAGCAGCAGTACGCTAACCAAGTAGAGGCACAACACAAAGAGATTATTTCGATAATGGTAGCACGTTGGGAGCGTGAAATAGAGGAAAGCGGCGGGTGCATTGATACCGCAAAAAAATCAATGCGTGAAAAGTTAAACGTAGGACGTGACGAACCCCTGCGAGAAATAATGAATCAGTCTTTTGTAATTGCGACAAAGTAAACCAAATGCAACAGCCATTTTTTTCATCAATACCCCGCGACCGCCTCACCAGGTGCGAGGAAATATTAATGGGTGCGCTGCTTAGGGAGCCATTCAACGTATCGCAGCGCATTGGAGAGCTTCGCGCCGTTCCGCTTTCATTTTCCGGCAAACTTGCGCCAGCCTTCGCCGAAATACTTGCACAGTTTGCACAATTTGGACGGTATAGCCCGCTGACAATACAGCAAAAGTGTGGGGTAGATGTTTCGTTTTACGCTGCAAATGACACGGACATAGATTTGGCATGGGCAATTTCTGAATGGTGGGATCAATACCAAATTTGGGGCGAAGCAACGGCGCTAATGCAGGGCGTAAACGAGGGCGCAATGTCAGGCGGTGCAATAGCCATGCGCGGCGAAGTTGAGGCGACCAGGGATAAGCTAGGGCTTAACGGGGCCGTGTCAACGACCTCCCCCGCTGATGAGTTTATGACATGGGGTAGCGACAAGTTAGACGGCAACGAAAAGCGGCACATCACAACGCCGCACCTGATTGAATTGCAAAGCGTGATTCACGACTTTGTGCCGGGCGACCTTTGGTTATTGGCCGCTCGCCCTTCGATGGGGAAAAGCCAAGCCGCCCTAAACTTGCTTTCTCATTTCTACGACATTGGCGCGAAAGGGTTGTTCGTATCGCTTGAAATGTCCGGGGCCTCGCTTTTGAAAAGGCTGCTTGGTATCCGGCACGGAATCAATGCGCGGGGCGATTGGTCAACGCTTGATCCGAAGATTGTCGGAAACGCAATTTCAGAAACGGCCTCAATCGAAGAAAGGATCAAGATAGTGAACGGGCTATACACCGTTTCAGAGATTGAAGCGGCGGCAATATCGGCGCACCACCAAGGCAATTTGCAGTTTCTTATCATTGACTACCTTCAATTGATGGTAGCAACCGGAAACCATAACACGAAAAACGATAGTGTAGGATCGATTTCGGGCGCACTTGTAAGATTGGCAAACCGCCTAAAAATACCCGTCATTGCATTATCACAGCTTTCAAGGGATGTAGAGAAGCGCGGAGGATCGAAAAGGCCACAGTTGAGCGATTTGCGCGACTCTGGCAGCTTAGAGCAAGACGCGGCGGGGGTAATATTTCTACACAGGCCGGAATATTACAGCGTGTTAGAAGATGAGCAAGGTAATAGCCTTATCGGCGTTGCGGAATGGATAGTTGCAAAGCAGCGAAACGGGCCTATTGAAACGGTTTTGTGTGATTTTAACCCCATCCGTGGCTTTAAAAACAAGGCTGGAAGTTTTGAATCTAAGCCAACATCACCGCCCACAGATTTTACCGTGCCAATCAGCGCACGGCCATCAACAACGGAAGATATCCCGTTCTAAAATGAAAACGCCCCGAATTAACGAGGCGAAAAATCACTTCTTAGGCCGTTTAGGCTTTTTCGGTTTCATACCAGCTAATTTTAGTGAACGATGGACAAATATATATCTTTTTCAGGCGGCGTTGAAAGCACAACCATGTGTATTTTGTACGGCAAAGGAGCAAAGGCTATTTGGTGTGATACCGGGTGGGAGCATGAAGAAATGTACAAGCGTGTAGATCATTGCGAGGCGAGGCTAAAAGAGATCCACGGCGGTGATTTTGAGCTAATCAGGATAGTCCCATCCGTTACGGCATACGGCGAAAAGGTATCATCTTTGTCGGCATATATTTCATTACGGAAATATATGCCGACAAAGATGGCGCGTTACTGCACAGATCGGTTCAAAATTCAGCCAATCGAAAAGTATCTGAAAGGCGTTGGCGAATGTGAATTGATGATCGGATTTAAAGCAGACGAAGAAGGCCGCGCCGGGAATCTTGAGAAATTGAAAAACGTCAAATACTCCTACCCTTTGCGCGATGCTGATTACAGCAGGGAAATGTGCGAGGATATTTTAAGACTTTACGACATGCACCCTAATCTTCCACCGTACATGCAAAGAGGCGGGTGTCAGGGTTGTATTTTTAAAAGCGTTGCCGAATTTAAGGCCTTGTACTATTTCAATCGAAAGGAATTTGATGAAAATATGGCGCTTGAGAAATCAGTACAAGACCAGCGAAAAAAGTTCTTTACCATTTCAATGACACAAAGATCATTTGAGGACATGGCTGCTGAATGCGAGCGTGAACTACAACTTTGGGGGCGCGAAGAAGTGGAAAGAATGTATCAAAAGGTCAAGCCATCGAAAAGTTGCGGCGCATTTTGCCACAGGTAGAAATTAATTTCACCAACCCATTGCACAATCAAAAATCCTACATATCTTTGACCTATAATTATTTCAGTGGGTGGTTCCCTGATCTTAAAAAGAAGTAAGAAATCATAGATGCCCTGATCGGGCTGGTAGGCGTTCACTTCGCGCCCCGCAGACTAAACCACTGCTGCCAGACCGATCAGGGCATTCTTTTTTGGTAAAAAAATGCGATGTACAACAAGAATTACTTTCCTACACCAGCCGCGATAATCAATCAAATGATTGAACCGTACAGCGACCTAATAAAAACAGCGGCGATACTTGAGCCGTCCGCTGGCATGGGCGCAATATGCGATGCTGTAAAATACCGTTCACGTTTTTCTGAAAGCAGAATTTTTTGCTGCGAAATTGACGAAAACATGCAAGCAACCCTAAAAGGAAAGGGTTATAAAGTATTGCAGTCAGACTTTCTTGAGTACTCCGGGGCAATGAATTTCGATCTGATTTTAATGAACCCGCCGTTTGACCGTGGTTGTGAGCACCTGCTTCATGCTTTCAAGATCATGCGCAGCGGGCATATTTGCTGCCTGTTAAATGAGGAAACAATCAAAAACCCATATACGAGCGCCCGGCAGGAACTTGCTGAAATTATAGCCAAGAACGGTACGGCCGAGTTTATCGGAGAAGCGTTCCAATCCGCTGACCGGAAGACAAACGTAGGCGTTGCGCTTGTTCGTCTTGAAAAGAAGTCGGATCAATCCACAGCAACATTCAACATGAAGGCCACGGAGGCCGCGCAAGACATTGACCTTTCATCCGAAAGTGGAAGCGTTGAACGCGCGGACTATGTAGACGCTCTTATCCGGTCATACAGCGCGGCGGTATCCGTCACAGAATCGCTATACCGGGCAATGAAAGAATTTCAATTGTACACGTCTGTATTCATCACGGAAACAACGGCTGCAAAGCATTGCGCCACATTCTTTGATTCATCACAGCGCCACGGGTATAGTCATGCACACAATGAGTTTGTGATGGCCTTGCAGCGAGGCGCATGGGATACTATTTTTTCAAAAACCCGCGCGTCTGGAATGATGACGACAAAAGTCCGGGACAAGTTCAATAAGTGGCGCGAAGATCAGGGCGGCGCTGATTTGAACCGTGAAAACATATCCATGTTTTTTGACGCTCTTATCCAGCAGAGGGCGGTTATTTCGAACGAATGCGTCGTTGAGGCTTTTGACAACATAACGCAGTATTCGGAGAAAAATCGGACTGTATTTTCTGAAAAGTGGAAGACAAATAGCGCCTATATGGTTGCTGAAAAATTCATCCTACCACACATTGTTGACACAAGCTATGGCCATCGTCGCCTTAACCACGGGCGTTATGGAGAGGATATTTTGAACGACATTGACCGGGCGCTTTGCATGATTTCCGGCAAAAACTTTGAAGACATTGAAAAAACGCGAACAACCACGGCAATAAGAAATTGGTGCTCCGACAAGTTACAGCCGGAAGAAAGCGAGTTTTTCACATTCAAGTGCTACCAAAAAGGCAGCGCACATTTCAAGTTCAAAAACGAATCAGTTAGGGAGCAATTCAACCGGGCGGCTTGCGCGGCAAAAGGTTGGCAACTTCCCGAACAGGAATTTTTTCACGGCAAAGCAAGAAGAAAGTAACGGGTTTTTCGCAAATTTTCCCGTTCGCCGGGCGGCGCGTTGTCGCCCGGCTTTTAAACCAAAATCAAAACATGAAATACAAAATAATTAAAAACGAAGCTCTTGTTTCAGAAAATAAAGATTCTGGGATAGAAAGTCTTGGGCTTAAAATCGGAGACGAATTTGAAGGCGTAAAAATAGCTTCAAACGCAGTAGCCGGAAAGATCGGCGATAATGCACAGGTAATATATCTTTGGAATCTTGAGGAAGTTCCAAGGCAAGAAAAATAAACCAGCCACGATTGACGCGGGGCAAACTAAACTTGAACTTTAAAAGTCAAAACCAATGGCACAACTGCTAAGTGAAACGATACGCAAAGCGCGAAAAGAGTACGAAGACCAGGCGGGAACATGGATAGCCAACAGCTCTTTGGATTATTCTATCATGACTTTTTCAGAAAAAAGATCCGTTATTAATGCTAAAAAACGGAACTGGAAAATATTGCCAGGTATGGAATACGTCGATCAGCGTGTAATGTGGGAAGGTAGACCAGATACTTTCAGAGCGGTCAGATCGCTCCTAGATATTTGTATCAAATACGATGTTTTTGAAGACTAAAACTTGTCTCCCATGCAAACGCCTGAATTTTCCACCGCATTAGAGGAACACGCAAAATACATACACGATTTGCGCAACGAGTTCCCAACCCGACAGCAGCGCCGCGCTGAAGAACGCAGACGGCAAAAAGAAGCAATAAAAAAACAGATCAAGCCGAACCGTAAAGGCGGGCGTTGGTCGTAAAATCCTACTAAAAATGACAGAACTTGACCTTTACAGATTTTTACAGGAAAATGAAATAGAATTTTCTTGGAGTGGCGATATGCTTTTGGCATGGATAACCCATTGGAACTTATCCGACTTCACGGAAATGATACCCGGAATGCTTGACGAAGCCGGTGTTGACGTAAGATTGCAATCGTACGGAACTGTTTGCATTGATTTGGTTCCTATTTGCGATTGGTTTGGCATTGACCCGGAACGCATTTTAAAGCCTGAAAACTAAAAACAATGCAACTAATAAGAAAATGGAGCATCCGACCACGCGGGAACGGAACGTTGAATATCATTGAAACGGATCTTGTCGGCATCGACCGTGTTCTTTTCAACCTTCGCCACAGTGTTTCGGAAAATGACGCACGGGCGATAAGCGTGGCGCGTGAATCTTTGGCGCTGCTGAAAGACATTGAAAGTGCAGACCTGTTTGAGTTTACCGCCTCGTTAACTACAAATAACCGGATTCTTGAAATAAAAAGCAGGCTATCCGAAATTATCAAAAAATCCGAACAATGAGAGCCGACATACCACACTCATTTGACCGACGTATAGTCGCCCTTCAATACGCCGGGCTTTCAGCTTGCGCCGAAGCAATCCTAATAAATTGCATGGTTGCAGAAAAAGAGGGGCGCGGTACGGATAACCGGGCTTTTTTGATGGGTAAAATAAAAAGGAATACGCCTGTGAATATCGCGGCTGCTTTGAAAATTTATGATGACTATTGCCAGGCTGGGTTTAGTGGCAAGATCAAGACGTTTAAAAGTGTTGGGGTATGACAAGCGCTGAGTTCCTCGCAGAGTACGGCAAAGCCCCTACCACAAAGCAGTTAAAAGCTGCTATTGAAAAAGGCGCGAAGCATAAGCAAGCTGTTTTGAAAAGAATGGAAGCGGAAACGCCGCAAGCTAAAACGCAAGCGCTTGGTCGCATGAAAGCGGGCAAGATGAACAAAACAGAAGCCGCGTATGCTGCTGTTTTGGATGGAAGGAAACACACTGGCGAAGTGGCTTGGTATGCTTTCGAGCCTATAAACATTCGATTAGCCGACAAGTGTTTTTATAGCCCGGACTTCATGGTAATGCTATCTAGCGGCGAAATTGAGATACATGAGGTAAAAGGTTTTTGGACTGACGACGCACTTGTAAAGATCAAAGTTGCCGCCACAATTCTACCGTTTAAGTTTATCGCGGTACGGCTTGAAAAAGGGCAGTGGATAAAACGAGAATTTTAAAACACTATCAATATGCAAGAAATAGAAGATAAAATCGAAAAGCTCATTTCTGAAAGCGACAACGACGAATTGATGGCCGCATGGCTTGAATTTCTTGATAAGAAAAGGGAGGGTGCAGAGCGGCTTGAAAGTCGAATTTCAAAAAAAGACCCTGTTTTGATTGGCGCAATGATTGGCGCTTTGATCGGCAGTATTTTTGAAAAGTAACCCATGCGCCGCCTAACCTCGCTCCACTACCTTGCCAGCCTGAAAAACGGCAAACTAACCTTGCCACGCGCACGCATGGAAAAGGAACTGGCAATGTGCGAAGATGAGCCAGACGTGGAGGTAATTATCAGGCGCGAAAAACGGCCTAAAACGTGGCCGCAATTGAAAGTGTTTCACGGCCCCATCATTGAGCAAATACAATCGGATATGATGGCCACGCAGGGAGTGTATCAATGCGCCGAAAGAATCAAGCACGATTTGAAAGAAATGTTCCTGCCTAAAGAGAAGCAGTACTACAGCGACGGCAGTCCGGTGATGCTCACTTTACAGCATCCTGAGAGAAATGGCGTAACGTACCAATGGCATCTTGAACAGGTGCCGTCACTGGCAGGCCTAAGCGTTGAGCAGATGCGCGGTTGGCTAGACGGAACCAGGGCATTTTTATTTCAACACATCCACCTCAAATCGTTCTCTCCAAACATAGCGCCCTTGCCCGTATTCGGTAAGGGCATTTTTTATGCGCCGTATCCCGCACTTGTTCCGCTGTACATCGCAGTTTGTTTTGTTTAGGTAGTGCCGCTCTTTAACTTTGAATGTAGGCTTAATTTCCGGCGACATAGCCCACGCAAAAAAATCATTCCAGGCTTCGGATGGTGTTAGGTTTGCTTTTATCATGCACAAATGTACACGGAAAAAATAAAGTGAAAATAATTTCACTAATATTTTGCAGTATTAAAAATGTGCCGCACATTTGCAACATGATTAACGCGAACGTACATAGCGAACACGCACAAGGCGAAACGAATGCATCCGGTGAAACGGGCGCACAGTTGCGCATGCGTATGGGGGCGAACGAACGCGCATTTCAATCAAGATGGAAGCGCAATTTTGGTTACGCGTTCAACGCTCGAAGAATATGCACACCGGATGAGGTGTTGCAGGTTGAAGCCCTTTACAGTGGCAACATAGTAAGGCCGTTACGCGAACGCGCAGCGAATGAAGCATGTGATAACAACAAGGTAGAGAACCCGTCTCCAAATGTGGGGGCGGGCTTCCTTGAAACACCAAAAGAGGCGGTTGAGCCGGAAGAAAAACCTGCACATCCAGGATTCCTATGGGCCACATTAATCCTGTCCATGTCGGTTTCAGTGCCAAATATGTTCGGGGTAATGCTGGTTATCAAAGAGAGCTTTTCCCTTGCAGTAATGGCCACAGCGGCCTTTACAATCGCCCCTTTTGCCCTCATTATGGCGAAAGTTTCAAGGGGCTGGTACTTGGTTATTTACGCCATTATTTCAATCGAAATATTCTGTAATTGCGCCGGGTTTTATGGCGGTTTGACAGGATTAGAGCATAGTTTGTACGTTGCCCCTACCAAATTTCTACACATGGTCACTACGATGACAAACAGTGCAAATGAGCCTACGGCGCTACTGTTATCGCTGTTCTTTTCGGTTGGTATTGCGATGCTGGCAATTGCGCCAGTTGAAAACTTAAAAGGCCGGATAAAATGAGCCGCGTACATTCATTTCTCGAATCAATAGCCACTATTTTCGTGGAAATTTCGGGCAATGGGTTCAACCCGGAAGGTTGCAAATTACCAGCTTTCAAGACTTACAAACCGCCAACCGCAAAGGTTCCAGTTGAAAAGAAAAAGGCGGCAGAACAGGATCAAAGCGACATCTACACATGGGAGGAAATAGAGGCTATGGATAGCAGCGCGTTTGCAATCAAGGTAGGCGGGGCAAAGTCAAAAGAAGAATTTGCAAAACAGGCGAAAGAAGCTCCACCAAAAAAACAGGCGGTTGTTTTCGATGACCTTGACGCAAGCGACCACGGAATAACGCAGCGGGAATACGGCGAAATGTTGGCCTACACACCGTCATTGAGAGACTTGAAACTAGCGGCCAAAGTAAAAGCCGGGGTTCTAAAAGGCAAAAACCTACGGACAATTGCAGAAGAAAGTCAGACGCCTTACCAATTAATTCGCCACTACTCTGCTGCTTTAGGACGGGCAAACAATGATTAGTGTTCATTCTGTTCTAAACAGCGCGGGAACACTTGACTACCAATAACTTATAAAAAACAAATCCGGTTCTAAATCGGTTCTAAAAACATGGAGAACAACGACCACACAGGATTAGTGATAATGGTAATCGGCTTAGGTATATTGGTCTGGTTTGTACGGGCCTACATACGTCCAATGATTGCAACAAACAACCTAAAAACGAAGTACCAGAATATTCACCAGCCAATGCTATTCGAGCAGGTTGGGGAGAATGATGATGAATTTTTTGCAAGGGTTGAACGGGCGAAAGCTCGTTTCGTTGACGTAAAAAACCAGTGGGCTATAAAGCAGATACCTGTTATCGCCGTGCCATTCGATCAGTGCTTTGTCATTGAGTGGTTTGGCACGAAATACCCGTACTCAACAGTCGGATTAGGGCAGCGTGAATATCACCGGATGAGCCTCGAAATTTACAATATCCTGTTTGCGGAATGGTCGAAGGAAACGGGTATTTTTGGGAGCGAGCAGGTGGCTATGGCGCAAGGGCAAAAGCCGTTTAACAAGGAAACAATTTGGAATCAAAACTAACATGATCGAAGCCGCTTTTGCAATCACACTCGCAGCCGCCCTTATCAACGCGGCAATCAAAACCAGCAAGCAACCATGAAGTACGCAATTCCGGTAATACTATTTTCAGCTGTTATTGTCAATGCGGCGCTCAAGCATGGTAATATGTGGCTAATGTTTTTTGCCGGAATCCCGGTTGGCGTTGCTATTGCGTTTTTATTAGTTGAACGCGAACTTTCAAAATATAAATGACTGACCTATTCGCACACGAAAGCGTATTAAGCCTGGCACTCATGTTCGGCATGTTCGGCATGATACTTTTCGGCGCGAACGCTGCCAGCACATTGCAGGCCGAACGTATAAAAGAGGCGAATAAGGCGAAGCGAAAGACAAAAAAGAAAAAGACAGCAGGGCGAACCAAACCGAAGCGACGCCGCGACCATAGTACCTTGATGGGTGAAAGTTCGCTGAAAGGCGTGAAAAAGCAAGGTCGTAAGGCGGCAGAGGCTCGCCCGCTGTCTGAATTTGAAAGAAATACGATTGATCGTTATTTTTTCGGGCGTGATTACCCGAATTTTAAAGCAACATCAAACATACCGCTATGACACAATGGATTTCAGTACAAGAGCAACTTCCAGAATTTGAGCAAGAGGTATTGGTTAGCATAGAAGGCCACAACCCTATCGTATTGATAGGGTATTTAGATGCGAAAAAAGTATCTTCAAGCGGCACTACTCTAGTATGGAGAGCTTCTGACGACGAATACGAAAAAGTTTCAAACGCAGAAATAAATTGGTGGATGCCACTACCAACCCCCGCCACAATTCCACAAAAATGACACTATACGACCAACAGCAAGCCGCCGCCGACGTACAAGGCATGAAAGACGCTGAATATCGGCACGGCGGCGGTATGTCACAGGTCGAGGTGGCCGATCAGTACCGGGCAATACAAGCGCGGCCAATAGGGCAAGTAAATCCATACGAAGCAAAGGAGGAAGAAGCCGCTGACACCGGGCAATTAAAACCCGCCCAAATCAGGAGCCTAAAAATATTCACGGTATCCGGTTCTGTTGTTTGCGCATGGGTAGGATTCTTACAAGTATGCGCAAGCGGGGCAATGAATACGGTATTCCAATATGCCGCCGGGGCCGGGGTTGTGGTGTTTGCTTTGTCGGGGCTGTTTGGAGGAAGCGGCAGTTCGTCGGAAAATCCGACATACTCAAACCGTCGGGGCGGGGATACACACAACCACTACTACCAGAATAATTCATTTGGCGGCAGCGCCAATCAAACCAACCAATAAAATGAATACAATAAGGTTCAAAGACGCATACCGTACATACTGGACGGTTTTTTCCAAAATGCTTGGCGAGGAAGATGTGCAGTTCACTTTCTACCGACACGGGGTATATTACCTAGAATCACAGTTAGGACAAACGCCAATTGCCGAGATAGATATTTGGTGCGGTGAAAAGCGCGACTTCACGGCACACGAAGTTTTTGCGCTACTGATTCAGTATTTTGCACAGATTTCGTGCGATGCTTCGGCTCATGGTAATGGTATCATTCAGCTTGATATTGACGATCAATTTATGGAGATTCAAGAGCCGGGCGAATTTTCTGACGGCTTAGACGAAACAGCCCCGTATGAAGTAGGTTAAAACCAACCAATAAAATGAAATACCAAGACCTTGAAAATAACGAAGACATTTCTGTTGAGCAAAGGATAAAGCACTTGGAGCGAGAAGCCGGATATGTACGGGATTTTTCAACCATGCAAATGCGGATCAACATTGCGATAGTCGCGGTGACTGCGATAATTATGGTCGTGATACTTGTATTGTCTTTTAAGAAATGAGCAAACGCCGTAAAGCAAAACCGTTCACCCTACCTAAATTCCGCTTTGCCGGGATTGGTATAGTGTACCTCCTTATTTTCATTCCGCAAATTTGGGCGGTAAAAGTTGGTTACACTGGCGTTTCAATCGGCAGCCGTGTAAACGGAACAAGTAAGGCGGTGTTTGGCTTTACAATTCCAATAGGCTTTGTAGTTTGCCCGTTTGCGTGGCACGTTGAGCAATGGATGCACCGAATGATGGCAGGGCTACGGCTTGACTTTTACAAAGGTGACGGCCATACCGAAACCTTTTGGATTCCAGCGGCTGCTATTGCTTATCCTATCTTTGCGCTCATTTGGTGGCTGGAATATTTGGCTGCCCAATGGGTTTATTTTCACTATCTTACATACTGAACAACGCTTCATGGTCGAAGCTGCCAGCCGTCAAGCGTGAGGCGCGGCGGCTGGCTTTAAATCAAACATGAGCGATAAAAAAGAAAAGTACGTTCCATGCTGCGATGCTTTCCCAATGTTCGCACGTTCGTTCAAATGGTTCAACCTTGGAGGGAGATACTTTCTTATACCATGCGTGGAGCATAGTGGCGCGAACTACCGGGTTAACTATTGCCCATCTTGCGGCGCTGAAATTCGGGCTGTGCAAATACCTTTATCAGTGTTCAACAAATTTTCAACATGAATGATTTTCAAAAACTAGTGTCGGTATTCGATAGAATTGGATGCGAATACAAGGTTATCACATCAAAAGAGGTGTATAACACTGAAACGCACAAAGACTCTCACGATGGGGAGATAGAATTTGATACCGCTATCCAGTTAGATAACGGTATTGGATATTATGAATTTTCCTGCTTGCATTATTTCCTGAATGGGGAGTATAAAGGACACGGATGCTGGGAGTAATAGTTGAAACCAAAACAAAATGAGCATAAAAATAGCAGCAACACCAAACAACCGCCCAAAGTCGCCATTTCACAAGAAAGCCGACCAGGACGCGCCTAAGCCTGAAAAGGCGAAGAAAGAAAAGCCTGTGAAAGACGAGCGGCTTTTTGATGTATCGAAATACCAAAATTGGCTATGCTAAACAACTTGGCAACATTGTTGCTTACATTTGTAGTGTCAGTAACAGCATTTAACTTCATTCATCAAACCAATAGATATGAGCAAAACAGCAGACAGCGGCATTGATGAGCAACAAAGGCAAGCTAACGAAGGCATTTACGATCTGGTAAAAGGCGCTAACGGCAATAGCTATTGGACAAAACCACCAGACAGCGGAGTTAAAGAATCGCTTACCAAGCGCGAATACTTTGCAGCGATGTGCTTGCAGGGTATATTGGCAAATGAATCTCAGGTTCTTTGCGAGACGAAAGCTGAAAAGGCGGTAAGATATGCCGATGGGTTAATTGAGGCGCTGAATAAAGGGTAGATGCCAACCATAAACAAGAAAACACCTAAACGCCCCTGGATGCCAGAAACAAAGCCCTTCACCATGAAGGTGAATAATCAGGCTTTCTACAATTCGGCGGCGTGGAGAAAGTTTGCAAAACGCGAAAAGATGCTTTACCCGCTTTGTGACAACTTTGAAACGTGTGGAGGTGCGCATATAATTACCGATCACCCGATACCTATAACTGAAGGCGGTCACAAATTCAATCAGGTAATGAATCACTTTTGCGCAAGCTGCAACGCAAGCAAAACAGGTAAACAAGGGAAACGATGAAGATAGCAGTCTTAATGATGTTCCGCGATGAAGCGGATATTTTGGAGGGATGCTTAGAGCATTGGTATGCGCTTGGTATTCGGAACTTTTATCTGTGCGATAATAGGAGCGCTGACAATAGCATACTTATACCCGAATTATTTGTTTCGTTGAAGGCTCAGGAAGATACTACCCTATACACCTATGTAGGACGCGACCCTGCTACCGATTGGCCAGGTAAGCGCGTAATAAACTCCCTCAAAGAAAAGGCGCTTAATGACGGCTGCGATTGGCTATTCCCTGCCGATGCAGACGAGTTCCTACAACTACCCGATGGGCATACCCTTGAATCATGGATAGCCCAATACCCCACGATACCTGCATGGGGTGAGTTACCCTACCTCAACATACTGCCTAATGGGCGCGAGTACTGGCAAGAACCACAAAAGAAAGCATGTGGATACATAGACTATTGTATGACTATTAGCATGGGCAATCACCTCATTGAGGGTGTTGCCCCTATCCTTGGTATGGGTGGTGCATACTACAAGCACTACCCTGTACGTAGCTACGAGCAGTTCAAACGTAAGATGGAGAACTACATGGTAGCGTTCCATCAATCACCACATCAAGACCATCCACATGCTTTCTTGTGTGGTTCTTGCCAGTACTCGCGCCAATTAGGCCTTATGTTGAGGGAGGGTAACTCACA